TGACTTGGATACCCTATATTATGAATACTATGACTCAAGAGTTGCTCAAAGCCATTGCAGTACAATACCCTGATCGTTCTAGCTGTGAATTTTCTCCTAAAGAAATTTTACATGTTTCGCGTGCATTGGGATTCGAAGACAATGCTACGTATAAGTATATTACTTCACAACCAAAAGTAAGTCGTGGTATATATAAACTCGAAGCTTTGGTTATGCCTTTCAACAAAAAAGAAACTCAAACAATGTCAGTACCTCAAGTAGTTTCCATTGTCAATAACGATATTTTTGTTCCTCAAAAAGACGAATCGTTTGTTGCATGGGGGCATTGCAAAGATCTATCAATGATTGTTCAATCAAAAAGTTTTTACCCTGTATATATTACTGGTCTTTCTGGTAATGGTAAAACTATGATGGTTGAACAAGCTTGTGCAAAAACAAATCGCGAATATATTCGCGTACAAATTACTCCTGAGACAGATGAGGATGATCTAATCGGTGGCTTTCGTTTGATAAATGGTGAAACAGTCTTTAGCAAAGGCCCAGTTATCAAAGCGATGGAAAAGGGTGCAGTCCTTCTCATCGACGAAATAGATCGTGGTTCAAATAAAATCATGTGTCTCCAAGGAGTACTCGAGGGTAAGCCAGTGCTTATCAAGAAAACAGGCGAAGTCGTTACTCCATCATACGGCTTTAATGTGATCGCAACAGCAAACACAAAAGGAAAAGGCTCTGACGATGGCCGCTTTATTGCAGCCACTATTATCGATGAAGCTTTCCTAGAGCGTTTCACTATTACCCTCGAGCAACCATATCCAGCAATGGCAGTTGAGAAAAAGATTGTAATGAATCATATGCTTAAGTTTGGATGTGTTAACCAAGCGTTTGCTGATAGTCTAACCGTATGGTCTGAAACTATTCGCAAAACATTCGAAGATGGTGGAGTAAACGAGCTTGTATCTACTCGACGACTCTGCCACATCGTGCAAAGCTTTTCTATCTTTAAAGATGAGAAAAAAGCTATTGAGCTTTGTGTGTCTCGGTTTGATCAAGATACAAAGGAAGCTTTCCTCGATCTCTATAGTAAAATCGCAGTACCAACAGAAACAGTACAAGTAGTTAATGACAATTCACAAGTGATTGACGATATTTTGGAGAGTATATAAATGTCTATTAGTTATAAATTTAATGAACGCGCTTTGCTAGAAGAACTTCAAGCGTATATTGATACAACATATGATTCGCACTATTCAGCTGGAAAAATTCAAGCCACTGAAGACATTATTGACGATGGCCATGGTATTGGATTCTGTGTTGGTAATGCTAAAAAGTATTTGAAGCGTTATGGTAAAAAAGGTGAAACACCAGTAGAGTGGCGTAAAGATCTTACAAAGGTTCTACATTATGCTTTGATTACTTTGTACGTACACGATACTTTGTACGGTGAAAAAGAAAATACAAATACTGATACTGTGTACTTTACTAGTAATTTAGGTTATAATGGATACATGAATTCGAATCCATTTACAATAATGGACTCAAATCCACAGCCGTACGTATTAACAACAACTGTACCTAATTATTCAGAGATCAAATAATTTATGAAACTAAGCGATCAAACTCTAACGCTTTTGAAAAACTTTGCAAGTATTAATGCGAACATCGTAATGAATCCAGGCAATGTTATTAAAACAATGTCTGAATCTAAAACAATTATGAGCCAAGCTACTATTCCAGAAGACATTCCTTCTAGGTTTGGCATTTACGATCTTAACGAGTTCTTGGGTGTAGTCAACATGTTTGATTCTCCTTCGCTCGATTTTGATCAAAATATGAAATTTGTAAAAGTTTCTGAAAGTAATAAGTCTGTCAAATATTTCTTTTCAGATACAAGCATATTGACTTCTCCAACTAAAGATATCACTATGCCTCCATGTGAAGTGACCTTTACACTTACTTCTGCTGATATGGCAAATATTCGTAAAGCTGCTTCTGCTCTTGGTGTAACTGATCTTGTTATTAAGACATCACCAAATGAAGTTGCAAAGTTGGTAGTGACTGATACTGAAGACGCTACTTCAAACACGTATGAAGTAGATATTACTAATTGTTCTGCAGCAGGAATTACTTGCAATTTCGTATTTAATATTTCGAATTTCAAGTTTATCAATGACGATTACGATGTTTCAATTTCATCTAAACTTTTGTCAAACTTTAAAGCTAAAAATAACCCTGTGCAATATTGGGTAGCTTTAGAGAAAAAATCAACGTTTGAGGTATAACCTATGGCAGATCAAGAAGATGGATTGTCAGTTGATGATTTGATGAATGTGTTGAAAATTATTAACACATCAACTGAACGCGGAGCATTTAAGGCGAATGAATTATCTTTTGTAGGAGGTGTGTATGACAAGTTCGTTAGATTTATTAGACAAGCGCAAGCAGCAGAAAACACTGTTAACGCTAATGAAACAACTGAAAATGAAAAGGGTAATGCAAATGGTAGTAAGTAATCCAGCTGATCGCACTAAAATTTTGAATGCAATTAAAGAATGGTCTAATTCTTCTACACGAGCTGAAGCAGAAAAAGATCTACAGAAAAACATTATTGCTGATCTTTCTGATGAAGTTGATATTGATAAGAAGTATTTGAGTAAGCTTGCGGTTATGTACCACAAACAGACCTACGCTCAATTTCAAACTGAAGTTGAAGAAATTGAAGAGCTTTATGAATCTGTCACTGGTCAATCTCAATCTACTCAGGCACCATAATATGAAATTTTCTCTTTTACTAATTACAGCAGCATTTGCTCAATGTATTTTTGCAAATCCTCTTGATGATAGTTGTCCTGACCACGTATCTTCATATGGAGCTCCAGTTAGTACTATTACTGATTCGCAATATGTATGCAACTTAAACTATGGTGTACATTTTAGGTATGATACTAAGGTTGCAGAATATGTTGTATATAGAATCGATCCTGAGGATATTTCTGGTACAGCAGCTAGGAAAGATAATTTTAGACCTGATCCATCTGTAGAATCTAAATTTAACGCTACATTAGAACACTATGCTGGTTCAGGTTACGATCGTGGGCATCTAAGTCCAGCTGCAGATAACTCTGCTAGTGTTGAACAAATGTCACAGAGTTTTTATCTAAGTAATATGGCTCCTCAGAATTCAAGTCAGAATCGTGGCATTTGGCGAATTCTAGAAGATCGTATTCGTTCTACTGCGCGTGAAGGCAACGTACTCTATGTTTCAGTAGGCACTGTGTATGAACCTGGATATAGCGTTGTTAATGGTGGATTAGGAGTACCTCAGTATCTCTGGAAAGTTGTAGTCGATGCAGAGACAAACAATGCAATTGCGTTTTTGTTTCCTAATGCACCATTAGCCACTTCACAGTTACCTTCTACAATTACAACAATTGATCGTATTGAGGAAATGACTGGTTTAGATTTTCATCCAAATGCGACTGATGATTCGTTTGAAGGAGCTGCTGCAGATATGAATTTTTGGAAAAATATTAAGTAGTTATATATAGTATAGCAGGGTGGACTGGAGGTGGTTCCAGCTTGGTCTCATAAGCCAAATGACGAGGGTTCGACTCCCTCCCCTGCAACCAATATTATGGAGTGGTTAGTTTAGTGGCAAAACCGCGGGCTGTGATTCCGCCATCATGGGTTCGATTCCCATACTTCTCCCCAAACGCGATGCAATCGGGCCTATAGCTCAGCTGGTCAGAGCAATCGACTCATAATCGATTGGTCGTAGGTTCAAGTCCTACTGGGCCCACCAATTTACTTATTTGTCTTTTTGTGATATAATATACTTTTATTATGGAGTTTGTGAATGAATACTGATTTTTTGTGGGTAGAAAAATACCGTCCAACTAAAGTTTCTGATTGTGTACTACCACAGTCGTTAAAGAACACCTTTTCAACTCTTGTTTCTACTGGTGAATTGCCTAATATGCTTTTCACTGGAACAGCAGGTGTTGGTAAAACAACAGTAGCAAAAGCCTTGTGCAAAGAATTAGATCTTGACTACATTATTGTTAATGGATCTGAAGAAGGCAACATTGATACTCTACGAAACAAAATCAAACATTTTGCTTCGACAGTTTCTCTTCAAGGTGGATACAAAGTAGTTATCCTTGACGAGGCTGATTATCTAAATCCACAATCTACGCAACCTGCTCTCCGCGGGTTCATCGAAGAGTTCTCAAATAATTGTAGATTTATTCTTACTTGTAATTTTAAAAATCGCATTATTGAACCTCTTCATTCTCGTTGTTCTGTATATGAATTTGCAATTCCAAACTCAGAAAAACCAGCAATCGCAGCTGGCATCTTTAAGCGTGTCACAGAAATTCTACGCTTGGAAGGTGTAAAGTTTGACCAAAAGATAGTTGCAACTCTAGTAGAAAAATACTTTCCAGATTTTAGACGTGTGATTAACGAACTGCAAAGGTATTCATTATCTGGCACTATTGACAATGGTATATTTGTTAACTTATCAGAAAACAATATTAAAGTTCTTATTACACATCTAAAAGACAAAGACTTTAAAGGTATGCGCAAATGGGTTGTCGATAATATCGATACTGAACCAGCAGCAATCTTTCGTAAGATATATGATAACCTTAATGCATATATTAAGCCAACGTCAATTCCACAAACCGTAGTTATACTTGCAGACTATCAATACAAAAATGCTTTTGTTGCTGATCATGAATTGAATGTCGTAGCATGTATGGTTGAACTTATGGCAAACGTGGAATTCATATAATGAATCCATTTGAATATCTCAATACCATTAATACTACTAAAAAAGATATTATGGTTGACGACGCTGCAGAAAAATCTTATAACGCATATATGGTAAATCGCAGCTTGTCGTATTTTAATGATTCAGTTCTATATGCTAATGAAATGAATAAGTACCACCACTTAGATAACAAACTTCAATACCATTTTCTTATAAATAGTATAAGACCAAGAAAGAGATTTTCAAAATGGATGAAAAAATCTGAC